CCCTGAGCGAAGGCTCGGTCATAGCTCACATTGTTTAGCGCAACAATGGCGATAGGTGGGTTGGGTAGATCAGGAACCTCAGCGGCTGTGCGTAGCCCTGGAATGGTGGCAAGGTTAGCAGCTAGTCGAGTTCGAATCTGACTGATGCTCATTAGCCGAAGTTTCTCATAATCTTGAATGGCATAGCAAGCTGTTCAACATCTGGGTCAAGGTAGCGACCAACTCGGATTGCTCCCATGTCACCAAATCCAGCAACACCCAATGGGCTGTCTAGTCTTTTGTAAAGTCTTGATGACTGAATGATGGTGGCTTGCTTGATTGCGGTTGGAACTGAAGGCCAACCCCAGACACCGGTAATACGACAAAGGGCTTGCTGGTCAACAACAGGCCAAGTGTAAGTGTTGACAGCCCTGATACCTGTGTATGGCATATAAAGACCATCTGAGCGACTGTTTAGTGGCTCAAGCTGGTAATCGTTTGCTTCCCAAACTGTGTAAGTGTCACCAATCTCATCGGTGGAAGATACTACTGAAACAGAGATAGCATCGTCAATGATTAGGTTGATTGCATCGGTGGCAGCAAAGTTTCTAGTAGCTGTTCCAGCGTTCGAGAATGTGCGAGCTGTGTAGCCGTCAATCATGCGAGATGCAGATTCAATAGCTGTTTCTAAAAGACTGTCATCAATGTTGTCTGTGATGCGTAGTGAGGCTTTGACCTCTGCAAGTGTGGCGTAGCCGTTAGTAATTGCCATAATGTTCTCTATTCTACTGAATCAAAAGGATACTAATAAGGCTAGTCCCAAGAGTTCTCTCGCCTTATCTTTAGCGACCACTCGCCACCATTGAGGTTATTCTCAGCTCGTCTTTCCTCGTAAAGTCTTTGGTTGATTGAAAAGGTGCGAGCGTTCTTAGGGCCATAGCCAGCAGCAATAGTCGAGCTGTTGTTGTGGTGGATTGTCGCATGGATGCGCTTTTTAGGTATGCCATGTGCGTCAATTATTCGCTCATAGTCATTGTCATCAAAATAAAGAGGGTGAAACAGCTCGCTTGCTAGTCCAGCCTTTAGGACTACACCCTCACCGATAGCGACAAAAGCCCAGTCAGGAACAGCACCAGTAAAGTTCAAAGCCTCGGTGTCAACCTCATTAGCTATCTTTTCTAAAGCACCAGGCTCACACCAAGTATCCTCACTAGCAAAGACCCAATACTTAGCGTGTGGGGTTGCCTTGGTCACAAAGTTCATTGCTGCTACTGGGCCAACACCAAAAGGCACAGGTATAAGCCAAAGGTTCTTTACTGTGTCTGGCTTGACAGGCTTGAACTCTTGCTTGCCAGAATTGTCAACGATGACAAGATGTTCAACTGGGTAGTCAATAGAGTCAATCATTCTTTGGGCTAGATCGTGCCTAGCGTAAGTTGGAAAAGCTAATACAGGAATCATTTGAGCAACTTTCTAAGGATTGGCATCCAGCTATTTTCCCATACCTTTTCAACATCGAACTGGCTGGCAAAGTCTATGGCTACCTGTGATGGTCCACGCTCGGCTTTGTAGGCTTCCTCTAGCGCGTTGACTAAGCTACCTACATTCGGTGTCATCCACCAAGCGTCTTGACCGGCATCCCAACTTAGCTGTCCATCGGTTAGCCATGAGTCCTCGCTGATTAGGTCAGGTGTTGCTGCCCAGTTAGAACCAATTACCCTAGTGCCACAAGCCTGAGCTTCAACGCTAGGAACGCCAAAGCCTTCACCCAAGCTAGGTGCTAGTAAAACATCCATCCTTGTATAGAGAGCAGCAAGGTCAGACTTGGCTAGACCAAAGCGATAGTCCTGTGGGTTGGGAAAGATTACTTGATCCTTTTTTACTCCTAGCGATGCAAGGATGTTTAGCAAGTTCCAGCCACCTGATAACCCGAATGAATCGGTGTGTAGGTATAGGACTGCATCAGGCTTGTCTTTGGCAAAAATACTAAAGGCAAGAATTAGCTCGCCATAAGCTTTGCGGTGAACTAGACCCGATGCCTTGTTAGCAGCCACTACTCCAACAACAAAGGTTTCAGGCGTGATGCCCATGTAATCATTGATTGGGTGTTTGCCTATTTTGTAAGTTGGCTTGTAAGTCTTGGTGTCTATTGCGTGAGGCGCGTATTCACACTCAATGCCTTTAGCTGTTAGCTGTCTAACACCATGAGGTGACATTGCGATAGGCGTGACATTTTCTTTCTTTAGAAACTTCTCTACTCCTGGTGGCAAAGTCACATGGTCAAGTGGTGTCCAAGCGGCGATTGGGAAGTCATCGTATTGCTTTGACTTCATCACCCAAACATCGTAAAGGCTGATTAGAAGATTGGGCTTGTCTTTATCGGCAATAAAGGTTTTGTGATCCTGTGGACCAGAGTCGTTTGAGTATTGGTCTAAGCCTCTAGGGTAATGAGGGACCTTGCCATAAGGCGTATTGATTACGCCTGGGATTCCCTCAAGACCATAGTTAGACAACATGGCAACATCAAGACTTGAACGCTTGAGTCGGTCAACAAGCATCGTTACTTGCTGTCCGTATCCGGTTGGTGCGTTGTAGCTATTGGACCAGACGCTTACAGCGCCGTTTAGTTTCTCTTTATTCGTAGGCATACATAAACAATAGCAAAAAAAGACAGTGGGCCACAGTCCTACGCTCTGTGACCCACTGCCAGCTTTTTGACTGGGGGCTAGATTTAGCTAGCTCCACCCTTGAAGTACCCAATGTGGGTAGCGTGGGTTAGTCCACCATCAAGACGGATTAGGCCTCGGTAGGTGATTGTGTCTTGGTTGAACGCGAAGTCAGCTGACTGGTCAACGCGGATTCCACCTGCAACGCGAACCTTGAAGCTTGGTAGGTGACCGAATAGAACCGACTTGGTTCCAGTTCCTACTGCTGCTACGTTTGGGTTCTCGTACACTGGGTAGCCAAGCAAGGTTGCCGGCTGTCCTGGTACTGCTGAGTTGGTCCAGATGTAGTTTCCTGCGCCATCCTTCAACTTACGAGCTGCTGCGATACCGGACTTGCTCATCTGGAAGCCTAGGCCTGGTAGTACGCGAGCGCCATCGGCGATTCCGTAAACCAAGTCAATTAGGTTCTCGTATGAAGCAGCACCAGATACACCAGTTCCACCAGTTACTACCGAGCCAGCGGCTGCGGATAGCTTTGTGGTTAGAACAGAGTTAGCCTGAAGACCCAAAGAGGTTCCTAGCTGCTGTGCGATGTAGCTTGAGATGTTGAATCCAGCGTCAGTTACTAGTTCCTGAGCAACCTGAACCAAAGCTCCGTACTTCTCAGCACCAAGAGTGATGGATGCGAAGGTTGGGTTGGACTCAGAGATGGTTCCTGCTGCTGCTACTGATCCAGCGGATGAGGTAGCGGTAACAGTTGGGATTACTAGGTTCTCACCTGAAGTGGTGTTGAAAACCTCAGACACAGTTAGCATTGGGCCAACTAGCTGAGCGATTTCGAATACCTGGTCATAGAAAGACTGACCAACAGTGTTAGCGGATGGAACTAGGGTACGAGCCTCGCGAGCGAAGTCGTATCCGCGCATTTCGCCAGAAGCGATTGCGCGAAGGATGTCAGCGTCAGAGTTCTGAGCTGATGGAGCTGATGGTGTGAATGAAGCTGCTGCCTCAGACGCGCGAGCTTCGCGGTCTGCTAGCTTGCGAGCGGTTTCGATTGTTGCATCGGCTGAGTCAATGTCAGCTTCAATGCGAGCAATCTTGGTGTTTTCCTCAGCAGATAGACCGCGCTTTTCAGCCTGTGCAATGTCAAGAACTTCTCTTGCCTGTGCGATCAGGTTGTTGCGAGCGTCCATCTGAGATTTGATGAAATCAGACATGATTCTCCTATAAATGATTGAATGGGTTTCCTGCGGTGCTGACACTCAACAGATACAGCGGTGCTTACACTCAACTGTTAGGTTCAAGTTTATAGGCAAAAGAAAACCCCAGCTCAGAAAGGGGGTTGAGCTGGGGCTAAAGAAACTCTATCGGGTTTCTTTACTGTCAACAACCCTTGCTTCTTTGGCTGGGTTGTATGAGTTTGTGTTGTCGAGTTCCCAAACTGCTTTAGCAAAGTCATCAGCCATTTCAGCGATTACGCCAACTGATGGATTACCGGCAGCTTTTAGGATTGCTCTTTTGATGTCATCTTTGCTTGCCATGTTTATATCCTTTTCAATAGAAGGTCAAACTGCTTTTTCTTTAGGTCTAGTAGCTCAAGGCCATTGTCAATTACTTCATCAATCTCTGGCTGTGCCTTTAGCTTGTTCACCACATCGGTAATCAAGTTAGCGTTGGCCTCGTCTAGTTCCTCACCGGACTCTAGCTTTAGCAGGGCATCAGCTAGCTGGTCAGGGTTGATGGTTTGTGCTGATCTGACCTGTGCGGTTGTTGCTTCATAAGCTGGGAAGCTAACGATGCTGACCTCGAATAATCTGACTGACTCTAAGGTTCTTGTCTGACCATCTCTTGCCCATGAATCCTTGATGACATTGAATCCAAAGCTCATTGAATCTATGACCTTGGTCCGTAGAAGCTCGGCGATGTCCCTGCCTCTTGTTGTGTTAGGGAGCTGAGCCGTTACCTTTAGTCCACGCTCATCCTCAACGAGTTGCATGGTTCCACCTCTTAGGGAAGCCAGAGGCTCACCTGAGTCATGGTTCCAAAGAAGCTTGACCTCGTTGCGAGATTGCAAAGAACGCTTGAAAGCACCTGGCGCAACATACTCAATAAAACCACCTAAATCCTCGGATGGGGAATTGAAAACAGAGGCGTAGCCGGTAAAGGTCATGCCGTCACCCTCAGCCCTGACCTCGAAGTCAACGCTGTTGGTTCTTACCTCTGGCTGTTTGGCTTCAGGCTCAACGCCGTCAATCTTTAGTGCGATTGCTCTCGCAACCTTGAGCCACTTGTTCTTGTTATCCATGCTGTTAGTTTCCTCTGCTCTGATTCTAGCAACTACTGAATCAGCGTAGTCTTGGGTTCTTTGTGCTGCTCTCTTGCTTGGCCCTGATCCCCAAAGCAAATGAGCAACTACGCCTGCGGATGGGTAATTGTCTGAGTCTGGATTTGCATCTGGTGAGTCAAGGTCAACTAGATGCCTAGCAATCCAAGCAGCAGTTCTTATCCAC